GGGAACCGCATCGACGCCATCTCGGCCTCGACCACTTCGAGCACCTTCGAAGTCGCCACCAGGCGAGCCATCAGCTCAGTGATCGTGTCGTGGGCCTGCTCAAGCAGCAGTCTCGACTCATCGTCAATCTCGTCACGCCACGCCGAGGCCAGGCACACGTCGGCCACGGCGCGGGGGGAAGGCTTGCGGCGGCGTTTCATTCCGTCACCTCGATTCCGCGAATCTGGCCCGCGTGCCGGCGGATGAGCCCCTTGCGCTCCAGGGCGACCAGGTGGCAGACGGCGCCGTTGGGCGAAGTGAAACCGAACTCGGCCATGATCTCGCGAATCGTCGGCCCGTAGCTTTTGGTCCGGTCGCGGATGAAGTCGAGGACTTCACGCTGGCGGGGCGTCAGGGTTGGTGTGGTGCTGGTGGTCATGTGTCCTCCTCCGTGAGTCTGATCGTCGATGCAAGTGCGGCAGCCATGCCGCCCTGTCTTCCGTCCCTACGCCACGCGGCGTATTCGGTGTCTGTCATCTGCCGGCCAGCGTCGGCCCGGTAGAAGCGTCGTTTCGCCTGGTCAACCGGCGGTCGGTCATCCGGTCGCCTGCCGGGCTCGCGGTTCGTCCCGCCACGGTCCTGCGAGCGAGTCAGCCAGGACACGAGGAAACGTCGCCAGTTCGACTTGTGAGCCTTTGCGGGGTTCGCCTTGAGCCAAGACGTGGCTTTCGCCAGTTCGCCCGCCAGATCGCACGCTGGGTACGCCAGACGCCATTCCTGCCGGTCGGCGTCGGTGATTCCCTGCCACCCTGCGTCAGCAGTCCACACGATGCCGCCTGCGGGCTGCGAGCGTTTCCGCCGCTTCGGCGGATCGCTCGTAGCTACCGGCGCAGCCGGTTGTATTTCTTCTTCTCTTCTCTTCTCTTCTCTTCTCTGCGTTACCGTAACGCCGTTACGTAACGCCGTTACGCTTCCGTTACGGTTTTCGCGGTAGCGACGCTGCCTTTCCGCACCAGTCCGGTCCTTTGCTGGGGTGTTGTGCTCGCTGAAATTAGGCAGCGAAACGCACTTGCCAGCCTCGTCAGCAACCGCCCACCCGACAGCGGCCATGGCCTGCCCAAATCCAGGCAATCCGGCGATTTCGTCCAGGTCTTCCAGGTCGCAACATGACAGGATTCCTTCCGCCGCGTGCTCGTTTGCGCTGCTCCACACGCACAGTAACGCCGTTACGGTGACGTAACGTAACGCGTTACGCGACAAGACCCGATCTGGGCGGCCAGACAAGCCGCAGGTCAGTGCCGCCACCGCACGCGGATCGCTTCCGACCGCCTTGGCGATGGCGTGAACCTTCGGGTTCGCCAGTAGGGCAGACCGCATTTTTACCCAGTCACCTGCCATCGTTCACCTTCAGTGCGTGACCGTTGAGCTTGTACCAGTCGATGCGAAAGTCAGACCATCGGCTCTGTCCACCATTCACGCGGTGAGCGTGGTAGGCGATGACGCACTGCTCGAGCGTCTCGTCACGGCTCGCTTCCTGCTCACGCAGCCGCTCCGACAACTCTTCGCGGCGGCGTTGTTCGTGCCAGTTAGCTGGCATCTACTGACCTCCTAACTGCGAGTTACAAGTTCACGTTCGGCAACGAAGCCTAGGGCAGTAGCCTCGGCCACCACTATCGAACGCGTCTTGTGGTGTCGCCTAAAAGTGTTCTCGGCAAGCGTTTCTGGGTGCAGTTCAAACCGAAGCAGCCGAATCAGCTGAGCGATGTTGATGTCGTGCCAGACAACATCAAAGCACGCTGATGGCTTAAATCGGCCCCACATGAGCCACTGAGAATCAGCAGGACTAGATCCGTCCATGCGAACAAATGACACGCCATAGTTCACAAGCGTTTGCCCTTTCCATTTCAGGTACGGAATGGTCGTGGCGTGCTTTTTTCTGTATGTATCAACCTGGCTGCTCGTGAGATTTCCAGATCGCGTCTTGACCTCAATCTCCATCATCGGCTGGACTTCCCGCGTGCCCTGGCTGTCAACGCACGTGAGGTAACGATGAATAAAGGAATCAACGTCTGTCTGCACCCACCCGCAGTCGGTTGACCATGAGGGGAGCAAGTCGCACGACCTGCACCAGGACATAAACGGAACGTCGGATCCGAACAGTCTGTCTCTTGTCACTTGATCACCTCCTTGATTCGCTCGCTGGCGCGAGCAAGATTCGCCTCGTCGATCTCAAACGCGGCCCACTTTCGACCAAGCCCGACGCAAGCAACCGGAGTCGTCCCGCCACCGCAGAATGGGTCGACAACAAAACCGTCTTGCTCTGTCAGCAGCTCGATGAAGTAACGGGCTTCTGCTTCAGACTGCTGCCACTCGTGGTGCGACTTCTCGCGGCTTCCGGTCGCAACGTCGTTGACGAAAGTGGTCTTGTCGCCACGTGTTTCCTTGACGAACCACAGCATCGGCTTCCAGCCGTTCACGATGCCGTACTCGTTCATCCGAAGGAGCGACGGACCGCTGTGGTAGCAGGAGCACGTCCACCAGTAGCGGAGATGCTTCGATAGGTCTGCCACCGCATCTGGCAGTTGAATCTGACCGACGTAGGCGATCAGACTTCCGCCTGGTCGAAGCACGCGAGCTGCGAACTCACCAAGGCCGTCGTACAGCTCGATGGCTTTGCGGTCGTACGGCGGGTCGGTAAAAATCAGATCAACGGACGCATCGGGGATCTTGTCGCCGATCTTGCGAAAGTCGCCGAGATAAAGACCGTCAACAGACTGACGCTTGGCAACCGCTGCGGCCTTCTGTTCCTGCCGCTTCGCAGCCGTTTCCTGTTCCTTCAGGTCACGAACGACACGGTTGATCGACACCTCGCCGGTTCGCAGCTTTGCGACAGTCTCAGCGTCAACCTTGCCAGCCTTCTCGGCGGCGTCGATCTTCTTGACCTTCGCAACCGTGTCGTGCGAAACACCGGCAGCCTTGGCTACTTCGACGCGAGTCTCGATAGGCGACAACTCCGCAGATTTCTGCGGAGTTGTGCCGCGTTGCAATCCCTTGCGAGCAGTCTGGTTTGCCTTTGCCCTGGACGCAATCGTCTCTTCAAGTCGCAACGTGAGTTGCACGCGAACGTAGGCCGCAAGGTTCCGGCGCCCGAACTGGTTGCGAATGATCCACTCTTCGGCGTGGCTGCGGTCGCTGAACCGCATCTCCTCAATCTCAAACGGAAGATCAAGCCGCGTGCATATGTCGTAGCGGTTGTGGCCGTCGAGCAGCGTGAGCGTTCCCTTGCTGGCCCACACCACCAGCGGATCCCGAGCGCCGCCGTGCTCGACAATGTTCTCTTCGAGTTGCTGCCGCTCTTCGGCGGACAGTGGCGGGATCAGCGCCGCGAACTCGGCGTCAACGATGATGTCTTCAAAAACCTGTGGCATAGATGCCTCCTTGCGTGTGTGTTGTGAACTAGTTCCTACCGTGCCACGCCCGTCAAGTTCGTTTCCACAGGCGTGCCTGCTGCCTGTGCCGTCCACTGAAGCGATTCGTAGTCCCGCTTTGTGCCGTACCACGGCGGTATCCACTCGTGCCGCTCACGCAGCCGATCGACCCAAAATCCGTGTTCGCCAACAAACCAGAACCGCTGAAGAGTCGCCCTCGGCCATGGAAGCGGCGGCCACGGCTTGCTTGTAAGAACGCCACGCATCACGCCACCCTCCATTCCCTCTCGCCCCTGCCGCTTGCACTCTCGACCACGCGGCCCGTCTCGAGGATCATTCCCGCCTTGGCAAGTTCCGCGATGCGCTTGTTCACCTGGTGCGGTAGCAGTCCGCATCGCTCCGCGATCACACTCTGACCAGCCGGGCCTAGAGACAACGCCTGCAGGATCTTGCGGGCGTGCTCGCCGCGAAACTCGCCAACGCGACGGGCAGCAGCGTGCGACGTAGGCGGGTCACTGCGGCGAGCCGATGCGAACAGCGGCAGGTCACACTGCGAGTCGATGAAGACGCTCATGTCTTGGCCTCCGTCACAACACGCTCCGCGTGCACCAGGAACCCAGTCGTTCCACAAGCAGGCTGGTACTCGACTCCGACCTCGAAGGGCGGAACGGCGAGCAAGTCCGCCGGCTCGGGCCGCTGCTCTTGGAAGTAGTAGGCTCCGTCGCTCATGCCACGGCCTCCGCGTCGAAGAGGGTGGCCTCGGCCTTCCGTCCCTTGGCTGCTTCCTCCAAGTTCTTCACAGCCTGCCGGTAGTAAGCGGGCTTGAGCTCGACGCCGATTGCCTTGCGTCCGTTGAGCACGGCACCGTAAGCCTCGCTGCCGACGCCCATGAACGGCGTGAGCACCGTCTCGCCGGGCAGGCTCCGCAGATGGACGATTCGCTCAATGACGTCAAGCTGCAGCGGGTGCATGTGCCGCTCGTCGTCATCCTCGCGAGCCTGCTTATACGGCAGCGTTCTCTCAAGGCGGATGTCGTCCCAGAAAGCCGACGCATACTGCCGCCATATCCAGTGCGAGTAGCGGTTTTCGATCTGCTTGCCCTTGTGCCCGCGATACGTGAGCAACTCAGCGGGAACCTCACGCTCGCCCGCGTACTCCAGAAGTCCGTTCGGGTTCGCAACAGGAACCGGGTTGTCGCCGTCCTTGCGGAAAAGCAGCAGGCAATCCGCCGAGGCAACGTCGCATAGGCTCGCGTCAGTCACGACCTGCTTGTGAGCCAGCCCCTTCGCCATCGTGCGATTGCGGACGCCGAGCGGCTCCTTCCAGATAAAGTGCCGGCACCAGAACCGCCAGCCGAGCGACTCGTGCAGTCGGATGATTTCGCCCGGGAAATCGACCAGCCCTCCAGGCGACGTCTTCCTGGGAATGTCCATGCAATGCACGGCAGACAGCCGGCCAGGCATCGTCACCCGGTGGATCTCGCCCACCACGAAGGCATAGTGGTCGAAGAACTCCTGGTGACTGCGGCAGTTCGACAAGTCACGCTCTGAACTGGAGTAGTGGTACAGGCACCCAGCCCCATCCGCCGCGAACGGCGGCGAGTAGATCGAGAGGTGTACCGACTCGTCTGGGATGCTCTGGAGAACCTCGCAGCAGTCGCCGTTGTAAATCGCGTACTCGTTTGTGATTACTTGGTCGCTGACAGCCATGACGGAATCCTTTCGTTGTGAGGGAACGTCCTTCGATGATCAACGGCCATGGCATTACCCATGTGCCGAACAAGTGACTCAAACATGCGGTCGGCGGCGTTGGCCTTGCGTCGCAGATTCGCGAGCACACCTACTTCGCCCTCAGTGGCAATGACATGCACATCTACGGGCTGCGTCTGACCGAATCGCCAGCACCGCCGCACGGCCTGGTAGTACTGCTCCCATGAGTGGGAGGCGAACGTCACGACGTTGTGGCAGTGTTGCCAGTTCAATCCGAAACAACCGATCTTCGGCTTGGTAACCAGCCGCTTTAGTTGTCCAGACTGAAACGCAAGCAAGAGCTCCTCTTTCTCGTCTTCGCTCTGCGACCCGCTTACTTGACGGCAGTCTGGAATGACCCTCTCCAGTAGGTCCGCCTCGTCATTTAGATGGCACCACACAACGGACGAACCGGCGTGTGATGCCACGAGTCCAGCCGCCGCCTCGCAGCGGTCCTCGAGCGTGATTCGCCGCTCTTCGCGCTGCTCTTGCAGGGTGTCGGCCGGCAGTGAGAAAAGCATCCCGGCCCGCGTCTTGCTGCTATGCACGACATGCTCGTGTTCGCGGAGCGGCGGCAAGACGAGTTTTCCGTCGTCGAATCCGAGGTCGCTCGGCTTGCGGCACGCCCTCGCCCACGAGCAAACCCACCGCCAGAATGGTTCCTCGGCGTGCCCGCGAAAGCGATAGCTTTTGCGGCCCCAGCCGAGGTAGTCCTTGATGACATCCTCTTTGAAAAACCGCGAGAGCATGTCTTGATAGCCGAGATAGCCCAAGGCTTCGCTGGACGTACCAAGTTCGTGGTAGTCGTTTGGGGCGGCCGTTGCAGTGCACAGCAGCCGATACGGAATCAGACGCATGAACTCGGTGACGAGAGCCTTTGTTGAGCCGTCGAAGTTCTTGAGGATGCTCGACTCGTCGCAGACCATGCCGCCGTAATCGCCCTGGGCGAAGTTGTGCAGCCGTTCGTAGTTCGTGACCACGATGCCGGCTTCCGGCTTGCCGCCACTCGACCGCACCGCGTCGATACCGAACCGCTTCGCCTCTTCGACTGTTTGGTAACTGACAGCGAGAGGGGTCGCGATCAGCACCGGCTTGCCTGTTTGCTGGCGGATGTTCTCAGCCCACACCAACTGCATTGGCGTCTTACCCATGCCGCAGTCGGCGAAGATCGCCGAGCGACCCTTGCGGCAAGCCCACTCGATG